ACAAAATGATACAGACTATATATTCAGATCCAAGATGGCACATCTCGATTTTTCCACTTGTGTAGATCAAGCTTGGCTTTACGATAATATTCTCGGTAGTTTTCTACCGGATCCTTAGAGATCTTATATTCGTCTGGCATACAGCAAGGCATGGGAGTCCAATCCCAGTTCTTGAGATTGAATGGTGGTGACTGAATTGTATAACCCAGCTTTTCTATTGTCGAGTGCTTCTTGCCATAACGATAGGTATACTCATTGCCGAGAGCAAACAGATGATCAACAAGCCAGGAGTAATTTTCCACTGATTGACGAACCCAAACAGCAGAAGGATGATTAATATGAGATGCAGAATATAGAATAGTTTCACGAGCATCAGGTAGATACCAACGTTTTGCTTTTCGGCCAGACTTTGAGGTTCCATTGTACTGAACACCATCCAACAAGCGATGTGCAGTTGACAAAAGCTGTGCGCTTTCTACCAGCATTTTTACAACATGACGATCTACCATCCATTTAGCACATTGTCTAGGATCTTCAGATAAGTAGAAAATATTAATTTTTATCTCCTATAAATTATCAAAAAATTTATCTAAATTACTTAGTTCTTCTTCTGTTATTAATGAAAATGCATAGTCCAAACTATTTAATTTTTCAATTACAATTTCATTAATCATAGATACAGGTTTTATTTCTATAATTGTATCATAATCTGAAAGATAAAAATCTGGATAATAAAAGCAATATTTGTTTTTATCTTGATTAAAATATTTTACTCGAAATTCTTTTGTTGAAGCTGACTCACATCTTATATTATGTTTATCACAATATTGTAAAAATGTCAATTCATAACTAGATCTATAAGCTATATCATTAAATCTTCCCGTTTTATATCCCTTTGGCGAACCAGAAGAAATAGTAATAGGAGGATTATCACTTTGATATAATATATTAATTGTATGTCTTATTTTATCTTTAGTTTCTTGAGTATGATTTAAAGTTTTATTTTTTCTTTTTGATTCTATAACATTTTGATGATGTAATTTAGTATGTTTTTTACCAATATGACTAGTTGATATTTTTTTATTTCTTAATTCTGGGTCAGAAAAATGTGAAAGACTACCATATCTATCAACCATAGTGGTTGTTCTTGTTTTTTCTTTTTTAAGTTGATTTGTGTTTTTAATTCTTTTCTCAATAGTTTCTTGGGATTGAATTTTACCAGTGGCTTTTTCACTCAATAATATTCTAGTTTTAGGATCATTAGTATGACATTTTTTACTACAATATTTTAGATATTTGTTTCCACGAAAAGTCGTTTTGTTACCACAAATACAAAATCCTTCATTTTCTTTTCTTACAAATTTATCATAATATAATTTTTTAGTAAAATTATGGGTAGATATGTGTCTGCTAAGTGAACTACTATTTTTAAATTCTTGTGAACAAATTAAACATACATTCATAAATATCTCCTATTTTAGATATTTATAAAATTTTTGGTCTCTAAAATTAATTTTAGTACTTGTTCACAGAACATCATATCCCTCATCAGTAGTAAAGTAAACCTTTTTGATTCCAAAGTTTTCGATTGCCATCTCGCATCCACAACAGGGCTTTGCGAGACCTCGAACGAAACATTTATGATCATCATCAGGCCGTTTCACTCGAAGAACATACATTGTACACTTCGAAAGATAGTCAACATCAACGACACGCAAAGCATTCTTGATACAATCAATTTCTGCATGAAGATAGACAGCTTCTTCATGCTTCTGAAATCGTTTAGCCAAAGGATGTGACTTGGTTCGATTGTATCCGACGGCAATAATCTCATTCCGATGCACGAGAAGAGCCGCAATGCGAGTCCTGTAAGCAGGCTCATTCGCAATAGCGACTCTCTCGAGAATGTTCCAAAATTTTTCGGGTTTCATATTTCACCTTGATTGATAATTTAATCTATACCAATCTGATAAAAATGTCAACTGTTACTTCACAATCTTTACTCGATAACCCAGTAAAGCTTCAATTTCTGAAACCGTGAGTTCTTTTGTTGGATTGATAGCTTCTCGATGTTCTTCTTCGGTCATAGACACGCCATTAAGATACCAGATGAAATTTCCATCTGCCCATTCAACTGCAGGACCGTCTTCACGATGATACATACCATTGCGACACCAAAATCTAGCACCATTTGGAGCAAAAACAGCAGGTCCATCTTCACGGTGAAGTTTACCATGTTTCCACCATTGTTTAACTACACCATCAACTGCAGGTCCATCTTCACGGTGAAGTTTACCATCTAGAAACCAAAATTTTGACCCATCATCACAAACATGTACTGTATATACAATCATTTTAAATATCCTCAATTAAACTACTTTATGCACATACTCGAATGCTTTTTCAGGGCCGCACTGTTCAAGATAAGGATGATCCTCAAAGAACAATGATTCAATTTCAGCATCAGAAATCTCACGACAGCTGACAATATTTTCAGCAATATGCTTCTGTCCGAATTCTGGTACTTCTTCCATTACAACTGAATCCTGTGCAAATTCAGCGCTATCGGTATCTACCACATATCGAATGCGAAAGGTGGATACTGTCTCTACCAGAAACTTAGGCATCAGATAATCACACTCGAGGTTTGCTTCTGGTATTGCTTGGCGATGGTTTCGTCAGTCTTCAGCGATGTAAGAATAGACTTCCAAGGAAGCAAAATCTTGGCATCTTCAGGTGCCGAGAAGATAAAAGGTACTAGACCCAGGCCTTGCGGACCCATCATAAAAGTCATGACCTTAGTTACAGTGATGCCTTCTTCATTTTGTGCTGAGAAACGAGCAATGAGTTCATCACCCGTCATGAGCTTAAAAGTAAGAATATCACCAAATTTATATGAAGTTTCAATAATCATTAAACATATTCCTCAAGAGCTTTAATTTGAATTGGTGTAGCAGTACGCAGAAACTTGCGGATTGTTTCAGCAGCTAGGATATAACCCATAGATTCAACACAATCCGCTTCTTCGAGAAGTTCTTCTACAATTTCAGTAACAGTCATGCGACATCCTTAATTTGATCACGAAAGATAACAACGAACTTCATCATGGGAAGTGCCGTTTCAGCGAGAACAGCAATTGAAGTCTTGGAAGGAGACTTGTGATTGTAGTATTGAATGTGAATCCAATTGATCATATTGCCAGCAGCATTCTTGCCACGGACAATACGAATAACCTCACCACGGATAGTACCTGCAGCACATTCGTAGCGGACACGGTCACCAACAAGAACGGTTTCGGGATAAGCCATGGAATATCTCCTCAGTTGATAATTAAGTCTATACCAACTGAGGAAATTTGTCAACTGTTTTATGAGTAAGTTTCAATATTTGTAAGAAAAAAGCTAGGTGTCCAGCCGTCGAAGCCGCTTCCAAAATTTAGCTTCCGACAAAGTTCTTTAGCTTCACTTGTGATAAGACTCATTGCAACATACTGCTCGGTCTTTGTTTCGAAGATTGAGGAGACGATATCGTTCTGTGGAATGATCTTGTAGTTCATTACTTAAAGTCCTTGAATTTGTTACGGTCAAACTTGGAAGAAGGCTTATCACCAGATGGAGTCTTGTCCATTACTGGACCATCATCCATTAGATCTTGGGCAGATTTTTCTACATCGTACAGTTTCATCCTTGCTCTATCAACACCAACAACAAATCGTTTAAAGTAACTTGGATCATTGTATCGGTTTTTCAACTGTTTGATCATGATCTGACCTAGTTGATCAAGTTCTTCCGAAACAATCAATGCAGCCATAAAGTCGCAAGTAGCAGGTAGACCGAATGATTCCGATGTGTCAGTAATTTCAACATCAGAATTTCCATAACCAGATCTTGTAGTCTGAGTAGCACTAATAAGCGGAATGTTAAACTCAACTGCAAGACCTCTTAGTTCTTCAGCGATTGATTTAATCATTGTGTATGAATTGACATTCGCGCCACCACGAATTCGACTTGAAGTACAAAGATTTAGATAGTCAACATAGACAACATCAGGGACAAAATTCTTCTTGAGCTTTAATTCATTTAGAAGATGTCTGAAGTTTGCTGCACCAGCTGAAGCAGTAGGATATTCTTTGACAATGAACTTACCTTGAGTTTTACCTCTAAGACGATCCATCATCTTGACATAGGATTCCTTAGGTAGTTCTTCAAGTTCTGCCATAGTGACATTGAGCAGATTTGCATCGACACGCTTGGCAATTTCCTGTTCTGCCATTTCCAAGGTGATGTAGAGGACATTCAGTCCACTCATCAGATTGTTTGCAGCACAGTGACACATGAAGAGTGACTTGCCAACACCAGTACCAGCGAGGAATACGTTGAGTGTCTTACGAGGTAAGCCGCCCTTTGTGATCTTGTTCATGTATTCAAGATCAAATGGGATCTTATGTTGTTTTGTGTGATAGTAGTCATATCGTGCATCAACATTCTCGAGGAAGTCATGTCCGATATTGGTATCAAATGATACTGACAGTGCATCTGTCAATAGCCCAGGGATACTACCCTTGGATAGATTTGAATTGTCACCATCCAGGATTTTAATTGAGTTCACAATTGCATTGTAGATTGCTTTATCTTGACAAAACTTTTCCGTTTGGTCAACAAGCCAATCAAGATTTTCTTTTTCAGGTTCCTTGATATTTTCTACATAAGTTCTTGCTTTAGCAAATTGGTCATCATTTAAACTTTTTGAATTGGATAATTCAATGATGATTGCTTCTCTGGAGGGAATCTTATTGTAATCATTGACATATGTCTCAATAGTAGAATAAATCTTATTCTCTAGATAATCTGAGAAGTATTCAGTCCTGAGATGAGGTAGTGCTTTCCGAGCAAAATCTTCATTGTACAATAAATTATTGAAAATTACTTCTTCTATCTTCATCTAACCTCCTGTGTCGTTGACATTATATCCACTATATAAAACAGTGGATATAATGTCAACCAATCTTATCAATCTTCGTCGAGTTCTTCGTAAATTGATTCTGAATCATCTTCATCTGAAACCAAAGTACTATTACTTACTAGGAACTTAGTTTCAACAAACTTATTAAATGAAGGTGATTCTAGTACAGGATTCCAGAAGTCTGATGTATTAGTATCTTTTTCACGGAAACTCTTATCGGAAATCTCACCTGTTTCCATATCAACTTTCTGATACCAACCGTTCTTAGGCTTGATTACGTGTCCAGATTCAAGAGCTAGATCAAGTAGACCTGACCACTTGTTAATACCACCTGCGAACTTAACAACAAATGGGAACTTAGACTTTTCCTTCACGAAGCGAGACTTCTCGATATTGATAGTGAAGTTATAACCAGCAAGTTGATCCTTACCATCGATCTTTTCTTTTTCCTGAGCCTTACCGATAATGAAGACCTGCATAGCAGAATACATACCACCAGTACCGCCAGACATGATTGCTTTACTGAACATTTCCATAGTCTGATAAGTGTGGTTGACTGCGATGCAAGGAATGTCCTTGGTAGTCAAGTGTGGAGTGACGATACGCCAGAGTGACTTCATCACCTTAGCACGAGTCATATCTGCTGCGGCATTACCGTTTAGAGCATCTTCAGCTTCCTTCTTAGAAGCAAGGTTACCCACGGAATCCATAAAGAAGATTACTTTGTCGCCACGCTTGATTTCATCTAGGCGCTTAGCAATGTCAAACTTTAGATGCTCAAGATGTTCAATTGGAACATGGACAATTCGGCTTGGGTCTAGACCATTTGACTTGATATAGTCAGGCGTGATACCAAACTCTGAATCGTAGAAAATACAGATAGCATCTTTATATTTCTTCATATAAGCCTTGACAAGAACAAGACCAAGAAGTGATTTAAAGTGTTTGGAGGGACCAGCAAGGAATGTGAGTCCTGAAATAAGACCGCTCTTTAGCTTACCACCCAAAGCAAGATTGATAATAGGAATCTCGGTTGGGGATTGGTCTTTGTCATTAAAGAGTGCTGATTCATCAAGTGTTACTGACTTGATTGAGCCGGCTTTAAGCATACGTTGTAATAGATCACTCATATTAGTTCCTTTGTTTGTTGATTGGTTTATAGAGGGTAACTACCCCTCTACCATTATTTATCCAGCAAATCTTTCAATTGCGAGAGAAATTGCTCAAGTTTTTCTTTACGGTTTGGCCAACGAATGATATCCTTATCCGAATCTCTAAGAAGATTACTAATAAGAGGTTCGATCATA